TTCTTCAAGAACACCTAAGCCTCTTAATGAAGCTGAGATTAAATCATTTCTCGTAATACTAAATGTAGTGGTTCCAGAGGTAGCCATGTTAATCCTTTTGTGAGTCAGCTTTCTTTTTAAATCTATCGTAAATACGAATACCAGTCCATATAATAGTTAGTAATGCTGCTATAGGGGGTAATAAAGTAGTTAGAGTACCTACTGCTGTTACAGCTGCTAGAGCATCTACTGTATGTTTAACTGGATCTGTTAATTGTGAGTGATCAATCATTATAGTTCTTTCGGGTCAAAGCCGTAGATAGAGCAAATCTTATCTACATGTTTATAAAAGGTTTTATTATGTAACTCATACTTCTTACCTTGAAGGTACATAACCATGTGTACCATCTCGTGTAGGAGTGTTTTACATATAGAGGTGAAATGACTATGACGAGCTACAGATACTGTAATACAATGAGGCTCTGGTGAATAAGAACCACATAATTCTCTGTCGTCTACTATAGTCCATTCTATCTTACTAGCTGAGGGTAATTTAAACTTATCAAAGGGTGGAAGTTTACAAAACAATGTGTACATTGCTTTGATGTATTCCTCTTTGACTAGGATACTCATGTTAGTTCGCTTTAAGCAACACCTTTCATCTTCTCAAAGGTTCTTAAACCACCTAAACCTAAGAGGCCACCTAACACTGTCATAAGGGTAGACATGTCAAATGGTATAACAATTGCTGTATGACCAAAGAGTACTAAAAACCAATCTAGAATAGGGAAGAATACAAAGTGTAGTGAGAATGCAATACCACACACCCAACCTATAGCTGGTCTCCAACCTGATTTAAATAGATTATCAGAAGAAGCTTCAGCTTCATTAACTTTAATCTGTTCTAAAGCAAGTTGAAAGTCTTGGTCGTTAATAGCACGAGCTAGTTCTTCTTTAGCAGCTTCTCTAGCATTCTTATCAGGGATAACCCTGTCTAATATAGTAGAACCAATACTTAATACTGAATCAATAATACCCATTAGTCTTTAATCTCCAAAGGTTCAAATCTATCAACAGGAAACTCACTAAAGTCTCCACCTTCCCATTGTATATGTATCTTGTTACCTTCAGCAGACCAACAAGCTTTCATGACTTGTTTATCTTTTCTTTGGGCTACTGCTTTAAATCCTGCATCAGTGCACTTCTCTTTAGAGAGTACAATACGAACATTTTCGTTATATTGCATCACCATATACTCTACTGCATTAGCATATGAAGATATAACTAATAGCAATAAAGCAAATAGTGTTTTCATATTAATCTTCTGAATAAATAACTGCTTCTGTTTCACCAGTAATAGCTGTAGCTAAACTAATATTGCTAGGTTTTGATTCAACTGCTGAAGTAACTTCTTTTTCAATAGTAGCTGTAGGTTCAACTGTTACATCTGTAACTGTTTTATCTTTCTTACCAAGTAAAGCGTCTAATAAAGCCATGTTATATGTTCCTTGTTAATAATAAGTCTAATGCTTGTAATACAATAATAGTTTCTTCTGTTACTACTTTAATGCCTCTTAAAGCTACTTTAAAGGCCCATAGAGCCACTTTCTTTAATAGGTCTAGTACTTGTATCAATTTATCTTTCATAACGTCTCCTAGTTATTATCTGCTGGAAGTGGTGTATTACCTTCGCTAAAGGCTCTATTTAAAGACCAGTGATACTTTACAATTCTACTTCTTAATTTATCATAGTTCATATTTAATTCCTTTGACCATTGTGCTATTGTTTGTTTTTTACCTTGCCATTCTATAAAAACATTAGCCCTTGTATTATTGGCTTGTTGTTCTCTTGTAGCCCAGCGACAGTTATTCTTTTCATAATTGCCATTAACATCAATTCTATCTAAACTTAGTCCTTCTGGAGCTTCCCCCATATCAAGATAGAAACTCTCAAAAGAATCCCATCTTTTATCATAAGTAATACCACGAGAAGAATAGTCTTGATTCACTCTATTACATCTATTTCTCATAGCCAACCACATAGCATAAGTCTTTGTGTTTGTTTTACCATGAGTAATATTAGCCTTAGCTATTCGTTCTTTATGTTCACACCCACAAGAGTTAGTCTTGCCTTGCACCATATCAGATGCTCTAATCTCTTTTTGTTTGCCACATTTACACTGACAAATCCACCAAGCACCATTACCTTTAGATCTTCCAAGTTTCAGTATAGTTAAACTACCAAACTGAAACCCAGTTAGATCACTCAGAGGTTTGCCCACTAGGCACTTCCTCATCTGCATCATAGACTTTACCGCCTTCTTCTTTATACTTTAAAAAGGCTTGGTAGTCTGTGTTATTGTTATCTAAAGGAATAGATGCTTGATCAGATAGTCTACGAATGCTTACTAATTCACTATTTCTGTTTATTAACTTATAATTCATTTTATAACTCCGCAGAAAAGAATAAATATCCATTGTTCATTTGTAAGAAATATGGTCTATATTGAGTAACAGTTCCAGTTAAATATACGGCAACTTGGGTTGTATTACTTGCGTTTCCACTAAAAATTGTTGGACCTGTAACTGCTGGAGCACTATTAAAATCATAAGCTCTAAATGCAGCTCCAGATGTTGCTGTTAAGGTTGGAGTGGATCTCATAGTGACAGGCATAGTAAATGAAAAATCAGCTTCAGCAGATGTTCCAGCTGACCCAGTTCCTCCAGTCATTTGGTATGATGCAGAGCTTGACCCTGTAGCATATAAATACCTCTGACAATTAGCTAATTCCTGATTGTAAAGTCTGCGTTCAAACGGTGTTGCTGATGTGTTTTGTTCTAGTTGCACACCTGTGATGTAGAAAGTAGCTCCGTTTGTTCCTACTACTGATGTTGCACCTGTGGCTGAAAAGTAAGTAGAACCTGACCAAGAACCTGCTGTTCCGCTATATGTTGAACCTACACCCAATCCAAATGTAACTGCTAAACCATTGCCATTAGTTGTAAGCCATGTTCCTGATGTATCACCAGCAATAGTTATTGAAATGGTAGTCCAAGTGTTTGCTGATGAAATTGTATAAGTAAAAGGATAACATCTACTATTACCATTATTTCTTAATGTTCCACCAAATGTTCCTGTTAAAGAACTATATACTTGAAAAGATAAAGTTACTGTTTTAGCAGAAGCAGTACCCCAAGCAAAATCAGATATGTTATAACCTTCAATTCTTTGTGTTATTGTAAATATATCAGTTGCACTAATACTGTATGAAGAAGATGAAGTTACGCCAAGATAATTAACAAATCCAGCAGGTGGCGTAACAGAACCAGCATTTTGAGACACAGTAAATTTGGATGCTACGCCCATGTCTGCATACCATCTGTCTAATGTATATGCTCCATCTGTAGGAGTTCCACTAAATCCTCTTTGATTTATTACCATAGCACCATTTATAATACGGTTACGCAATACATAAGGACTTGCGGCCGCAGGTTGTAAACTACCATCTGGGAATGTTTCGCCCAGCGTTCCATCTATAATCATTGTCATTTAGAAAACTCCCAGTAAAAACCTTTGTTAAATTTATTCATTACACACCAATCCTTTATACTATGTCTATCAGACTTAACATATCTACCTGCTTCAGCTAATGAAACAAAAGTAAGCTTGTTACCATCTTTATCCGTTGCTATTACACCTTTAGAAGACTTACCACCACCTTCAGGTCTTGGTCTACCATATAGAGGACTATCCTTACCTTTAGGTTTAGCTATTCCTAGCATAGGACTTGGTTTACCATATCTAGGATTATCAGCACCACGCTTATACTTTCCATAAGGTCTTTTAGAACCTCGTTGTGGATGCGGTTTACCCCACATAGGATGTTTATCACCAGAACCAACACCAGCTCCACCAGGGCAAATATTAGCTAATTTGATACCCAGTTTTTCAAGCTGGTCAATTCTTTCTTGTTCAATAAGATAAGCTAGTTCTTCATCTATATCTTTTACTACAAATCTTACTGTGTATCCTATTTTATTTACTATGTTTTTCCAATATTCGTTTCTATCGTTTACTCTGTAGGCACGTTCTTTTTTACCCTTGCCTACATAGAATATTGCATTAGTATCATTACGAATATGCTCGTAAACATAGAACACTATGCTGCAGCTCCTTGTAGAGATGAGTCGTTAAAGGTGACTCCGTTACTGCCATCGAGTAAAAGTGACATTATGCTGCTCCTTTAGGATACTTATTCTTAACTGCGTTACAAGCGTCTATGTATGCTTGCACTTGTGCGTTGTCACCTTTGACAATACCATCTAAATAATCTGTAAATGATGGATATTCTGCTGCACGCTTTTCTTTATATGCTTCAGATGCAACTAATGCTTCTACAGCATTGTTATCATAGGTTACTTCTTGTTCGTCTTTATCGTATGCAATATCACCACGAATAGTGACTACGCTAGGATTAAGTTTATATATAGCTTCAAATTTTTCCATTATCCTTTTACCTCAATTAAAGTCATTGTTGAAATTACACCAAATTGAGTACACCCTACAGTTCCAGAAGCATATTTATTAGATATTTGTATTTTGTAAGTTACTGCTGAAGTAGTTGCTGGAGAATCTAAATAATTAATAGAACAAGCACCTGTAATAATTGTTAAAGTTGGAGTTGCCCCATTTCCAGCAGCCCCATAAACATACAAAGAAGTTCCATTTCTAACCAATTGAAAATTAGAAACAGTATTAGAACTTCCAGAAGTATATACACCTTCAATATCTGCAATAATTAATATTTTATTGCTTGAACTTGTTGGGGTAATCGTTGCTGTTAATCCTGTGTCTGCATAAGAACTAACTGTAGATGTTACTCCAGTAGCATAAGTAGCATTTACTACTTGTAAAACACTTCCTGTAGGAATATTGCCTGTAGTAATTACAGTTCCTGTTGCGTTAGGTAAAGTAATAGTCTGGGTTACAGCATCTGTTGCTTGTATTGTTGTTGAGCCTGATGTAGCTCCTGCGAGGACTAATGGCATATTATTTAGCTCCTTCTAAAGCTGTTATTCTTGCTTTTAGGTCGTTGATTATGGTTTGTTGTTCTTGAATTGCTTTGACAAGTACTGGAATTAAGTCTGCACGAACTGACTTGTATGGTTTTTCTCCTTCTGGTGGAGTATCTTTCCATTCATCAATTAAATCTGGCAATACTTCTTCAAACTCTTGGGCAATAAATCCTCTATCATTTTTAATGTCTTTACCTTTACCTTCTTTCCAATCAAATTTTCTTGGTTTAAGAGATAATACAGTATCAAGACCTTCATCTAAATCTCTAATATTTTCTTTTAATCTTATATCTGAAATACCAGTAATTGTTGTATTTGTGGCATAAATTTTTCCATCATATTGAACATAGAATCTATATGCTGCTGCTCCTGTAGAATATAATACATAACTAGCATCTGTGCTTGATGATGAGCCTACTAAAGAATAAGATGGTGCTGTCGCACTTGCAAGATATTTGCCGCCTACGCCTGAAGAATTACTTGCGGTCGTAGTTCCAGTCAACACATTACCACTAGAGTCTATACGCATTTTTTCTGAACCAGATGATGTTCCAGTAAAGAATTTAATATTTCCAGAATTATCTGATGTTATAGTGCAATCTGAAACTGTTGTAGAGCCATTAATTACTTGCATATATATGCCAGAACCAGCTACACCATTATTGTTATTAACTATTCTTAATCTTGTAGCTGCTGTTCCATCTTGAATAACTAATCTATAATCAGGACTCGTAGTACCAATCCCTACATTCTGTGATGAGTCTATAGTAACAGCAGCAGTACCTGCTGTTTGAAGTTGTAATATACCACTAGTGTCTGCTGTTTGAACTAGCCCTGCTGAAGTTGAAGCATTTATCGTAACTGCCATGTAATTCTCCTATAAGACAACCCAGCGAGCACCGCTAGGGACTGTAACTGTTATACCACTATTAACTGTGATAGGGCCTACTGAAGAAGCACTTCTACCAGTAGTTAATGTATAATTAGTTGTAACTGTTCTTGAGTTTTCTACAAACACTTGATCAGTACCACCACCTTGAACAACACCACTAAATAGTAAATTAATTTCACCAGCTGTAAGTCTTAGTTCTACTTTATCACCAGATGCAAATGCTGAAGCTGATGTACCTTCTTGAGCTCTTACAATAGTAAATGTATCTGTACTTCTTGCTGTTACTTTAACAATTTCAATTGTAGTACCAGCTGTGTTTTGTAGAGTACAATAGAAGAAGTTAGAACCTGTTAAGGTAGGAAATAATGCACCAGTAGAAGCTGCTACAGTTAAACTAGTAGCTCCGATAAGAATACTAGAAGCTAGTGTGGTAGCTGCATTATTGGTAAATTGATAATTAGATGACATAAATATATCCTATTAATTTAGTGTGTTTGTATTAATTGGTGAACCATTAATTTGTCTAGCACCACCTAATATAGGGAATCGTTTTACCCAAGTTAGGAATGCTGAAACAATACTTGTAGCTTTTTGTTTACCTGGACCTTCTACATATTGAACTAATAAAGTAGAATTACTTGTACTATTTGCTTGTATTGGAGGACCATTTAATGATATTGGTATAAACTGATCAGCAGGTTCTGGTCTACTCCAAGGTACTGTTTGATTATCATCTACACCACGAACAAAGTCTTGTGGTTGTCTTGGTTCCCAATCTTGGGTACAACACATAAGACCATCCCAACGCTTTGTGAGTTGAGTAGCTTTATACTCTCGTCCACAGACATCACATAGTGCTTTCCAGTCACCAGAATCATAGCGTGGGATATAAGCCATGTTAAACCTTGATTGGAGCTAAAACAGGTAAATCTGCTACAATAGTATATACATTAGTTAAAGATGTTGTTGCTGTCATTTCAACTCTATAAATAACACCATCTAGGCCACCTGATATTCTTTGAGCTACTTGCTGACCACTTATTGCAGGGCTTCCTACTTTAATAGAACTAGGACTAGGATCGGTTCCTTCTTTAACTTCTATTGTACATGTAGCTGAACTAATTGTTTCAGTAGATGACATAATAGGGGAAAAGTCAAAGGTAAACTGTTCATTTTCTGTGGTTATTTTATACGAAAATGCAGTACTCATACACGTTGGTCCTTATCAATAAATACGGTTCTAAATTTAACTACAGTAGCTTTTCTAAGCTTTTCTGTAGCTGCTATAACAGTGTCAAACCTAACTTTGGCTACATTTCTAACTTTATCCGCTGCGTAGATAAGTCTATCAACTGGATAAGTAACAAAAGAGATTACACTGAGTACTAATGTTGAAAGTACACTAGATATTATAGTTAAGTATTTATTAATACCTTTACCTAATATAATACCACAAATTACTACATTTGTCAATAGGACAACAAAACTTTTTGCTAGGGTAGCTGTTACACTAGAAGTGGCAGTTAAGAACCTAAAGAAAAACCTTGCTGTAACTATGGTTACTGTTGAAGTAACTGAACTAATAACTAGTTTACCTACTTGTTTAATTAAAGTAACTAAACTAGTAGAAACTGCACTAAGGACTCTTCCTGCTACTTTAACTAAATTAACTGATACAGTAGATGTAATAGATAATAGTCTAGTAATAGCTTTAAGTATATTTACTGTAGATGTTACAGAAGCACTTACAATCTTACCTATACGTTTAGCTATAGTTACAACTGAAGTTGAAGCTGCTGAAACAATCTTACCAACTCGCTTTGTTATATTAACTGATGAGTTAGAATAAGCTAATAAAGTTATAAGTCTATTAACAGCTGATAAAATAACAGCAGTAGTAACTTCAATTTCTAAGATTATTTTACTTGTATACCTAAGCATACTAACTGTAGAAGTAGATACTACAGATAAAAGTTTACCTATTCTTTTTACTAATGTTACTACACTAGTAGATGTAGAAGTTATTAACTTACCAATAAGTTTAACTATTGTTACTAAACTTGATACTGAAGCAGTTAAAGTTAATTTTCTTGCTATTGCTTGTAAAATAGTAACTGTACTTGTAACTAATACAGAAAGCGTTTTACTTATAGCTTTTAATATAGTAACTACTGAAGTACTTGCATATGTAATAGTTTTAGCTATTAACTTTGCTATTGTCACTGTTGAAGTAGACAATATACTTAAAGTTTTTCTTATTGCTTTAGTTATAGTTACAGTAGAAGTTGATGTAACTAATGTTATAATACGAACTATAGCTTTTAGAATAGTAGCAGTGGATGCTGATACCACTGATATTACTTTACCAACTTGTTTTACTATAGAGGCTACTGAAGTACTTACTAAACTCTTTAGAGCACCTACACCTTTTAAAAAGGAAGCTGTTGAGGTAGAGACAACGGATAAAGCTTTAGTGGATACATTACCACCAGCAGATCCATTGACTACCTCTACGTTGACAGCAGCTTGATTAAGAGCCATAGCTCAGGCCCCAATCAATATTAACTAAATTGAGTTTTGAAAGTAAATTGAATGCTGTCACCAGAGTTAAGATTAACTGTTGAAAAGTCACCCTTAACAAATAAGTTACCTACTGTTGAAGCATCAAATAAACCAGCATTTGTAATTGCTAGTGTAGAACCAGCAGTTAAAGTACCTACAACTTGATATGTATCATTAGTAGTTGTAGTTGTTTGTTGTGTTGATGTACCTGCAGTTCTAGTACCAGTTTCTGTAAATAAAGTTGTGTCAGTAAGAGCAGTAGTACCAGCACCTGTACCCCATGCAACATAGTTGGGTTCAGTAGCACCAGTAGCACCGTTCTTAACACGGTTTGTAACTACAGCTTTACCTGTGTTTACTAATAGTGTAGCCATTGTTTAAGTCTCCATAAAATACGTTTAATTGGGTTTTTATGCCAATATTGAATTGTTCCAAGCTCTTCGATAGTACCATCTGCCCGTATAATACGAGCAGACAGTTCCATTGATTTAACTTGTGATTGTGTTAAGTCCATTGTTTAATGCACTCAATCATGAGTGTAAAAGATAGTTTAGCACCTGTTGACCAACCTTGTGTATCATACAAAATCTTACCTGTAGCACCTGCTGGAACAGTATTAGCTGTACCACTAGCACCCTTAAGTTGTAAGTTACCAAAGTGTCTTGCGTCTACTTTACCACGACCCACAAAGTGCCAGATAGACACTGGTGAGGTAGCATCCCAATAGAGATCAACTGCTAATCCATCTTCAACGTCAAAAATAACTTTAGAAATAGCTAATGAAGTTGCTTTTTGCGGATTTAAGCTTGAAGCATTTACGTTAGCTAAAGTTGCTGGATCAAGTAGAGTAGTTGAAGATACATCTGAAGTATCTAAAAAGCCATCTAACTTAATAACAACATTTCTTTCGTTATCTATTAATGTTTGAATCGATGTTACATTAGCCATGTTATTCTCCTATTAGCGTACTAATTCTTGAGCAGCTAAAACGAAATCAACAGTTAATGTATCAGTAGCTGTTGGAGTGATTTGGAATACTGGACCTAAAATAGCACTAGTTAATGTTGTACCTGTTGAACCAATTGTAGGAGCTGAAACACGAGCTACTAAACTATTAGCTGCATAAACTAATAAGTCAGTACCATCATAATAAAGACCTAAATTAACCCATGTAGCTGCTGCAGCTGTTGCTACACCAGTTACTAAAGTAGTAGCTGTAGAATTTACAGTTGATACTAAGTTAATAGAAGTTGATGATGCTGCTTTAGCAAACCATAAACCATCTGTTGTTGCTGAGCCATTTCTTAAACCTACATAGAAAGCTACTGAACCTGCTACTGCAGATGCTTGGAATCTTGACTCATACCAAAACTGATTACCAGCTTGGAATTGTAAAAATGTACCATTCTTGTAAGCAGCTGTAGCTGTTGTAGCTGCACCTGGTGTTAATACACCTGCACCACCAACTACTGCATTTGATAATGCAAATGTTGATGAAGTACCAGTTACTGTATAATCAGTACCGATAAGTGTGTTAAAGTCATTAGCGTAAACTGAACTACCTAATGTTTGTTGACTACCAGTATGAAACGGATCTGGAAGTGGGAAGTTACCTAGTGTTTCACCTTGGTAAGCTGTTCCTACTCCACTTGTAAATCTGGTTGGATTACCCATATAAAAATCTCCTTTGACGTTGTTATGTTTTTTAACAACGCTTATCTCTAAGCGTCATCAGAGAACAATAAATTATTTTGGACCTTTTGTTTTTTTAGGCATTGGTCTCTTGCCTCTTTTTTCTTCTATTGGATATGACATGATATTCCTTAGTTAAAGAGTTGGGGAGGGACTTTATCCCCTCCCGCCCTCAATTAGATCCGATTAAGGACCATTAACACCGTAGATTGCTCTTGGGTCTGTCCAACCGAATGAATATCTTTCGTAACCCTTAGCCTTAGCATTCATTGTATCAAAATCATTGTCTTGATCAAATTGAATACCAACACGGCTATAGTACTTAAGACCATTCTGAATATTAGTTCTTAAGAACCAAGCATTAGGTGATGTTAAGTAGTGGTTCATATGAATACCTTCTGGTAAAGCATTTGTAGCCACGATTGCGTTGATAGCATTGTTTGCACTTGAAGGAGTATAAACTGACTTCAAGATACGGTTAGCATTGTACCAGTTTTGACGAGCAACGATTAAGCTTCTTGGCATAACATTGATCAAAAGACCACGGTCATTTTGGAAGCCCATAATTGCAATCAAAGCGTCTTCTAAAGATGCTTCTGACAAGTCAGCATCAACTGTAGGACGATTAGCAAATGTACCACCTGATGTGTTAGGATGTGCTGTTGAAGCTAAAGCAACACCGTCACCACCTGTGTATGTACCATTGAATGCACGGTTGTAGATGTTAGCACCAACATTTTCTTTCGTTTGACGGAAAGCCATTGCCAAACCAGCAGCACGTTTGCGGGAAACCTGTTCATACAGGTTGTCATCCAGTTCTTCCTTGGTGACGATGTAGCCACTCGCATACGCAACGTGCGTATAGCGGGTAACAAAACCCTGGACTTCAGAGTCATAGGTAATCGGAGCACCTTGGGACTTTTGCGGAACCAGACCAAACCCGCTGATCTGGACATCTTCTTCGTAGTTCTTTTCCGAAGTGTCTGTATCAAACAG